CGAGGAGCAGAAGGAAGTCGCTCCCGTCTATGACAGAACCCCTGACTGGTTCCTGAAGTTCATGGCAGACGTAGTTGTCGGCGGTACGCCTGAAGCCCCGATCATGGGCAGGCCGACAGAGATACCGCTGCTTAATAGATGGCAGCATCAACTTCCCTTCGCAGACATGCCAGTAGAAGTGGACGAGATCGTGGCGAACGATACACCGGACGAGTAGATGGGGTTAATGAGGATAACTAATCATGGCAGACCAGAAAATAGGAAGTGAATGGCAGAATTATGGGAGTATATCGGTATCAGGGAATGCCTCGGCTGAAGCCACTACCGATGTCACCCCGAGGAAGATCGCGAACTTCGATACCGAGATCGATAATGGTGTGGCGGTCGCTTCCCATGCTTCTGATCAAATCGCTATCGTTGATGCCGGTGATTATTATCTCTCCGCATTCGTTTCCTTCAGTGGAACTCTCTCAAGGACATTCGTTGTTGAGGTATACATTGATGGCATTGCGTCAGGCGTTAAGTTCACTCGGAAACTGGGGACTGGTGGTGATGTAGGTAGCTCGGCGTGTGGTGCCATCCTGGCGCTTTCGGCAAGTGACATCGTAACGCTGTATCACTCATCTACTGATGGCGGGACCGCATTCACCATGGTTGACGGTCAGTTGAATATCTTCCGGCTTAAATAGGCGGGTACACCAGGATGACATCCGAAGTTCAAATCTGTAATCGGGCTCTCCAGAAGATGGGGGCGAAACGTATCGTCTCCCTGTCCGAAAACTCCCGCAATGCCCGGTCCATGAATGTTGCATATACCTCAGTCCGGGACGATCTTCTGCGAAGTCACCCATGGAGCTGTGCAATCAAAAGAGTCCAACTGGCTGCGGACCCCGCAGAACCTGATTTCACGTTTGCCCGGAAGTTTGAACTCCCCTCAGACTGGCTTCGAATGCTCCCCCGGGACCCCTCTGTTAACTATAACGATACAGATTGGACTATTGAGGAACGGTGGGTCCTAACCAACGACTCCGCGCCACTGGAGATCCGGTACATCTTCCGGCTGGTAGACCCGACTAAGATGGATTCCTCTTTCCGTGAAGCCTTGTCCGCCCGACTCGCGGTTGAGACTTGTGAGGAGATAACCCAGTCGAATACCAAGTATCAACTCCTGGCTAGTTGGTATAAGAATGCCATCGCCAGTGCCCGGCGAACCAACGCCATAGAGAAATTTGTCCCGGCGCAACCGACTGACGATACCTGGATCACCGCAAGGATCTAGGGATGCCTAAAGTATCCCCCCTGCAAAGTAATTTTAACGGTGGAGAGTTCTCCCCATTACTGGCTGGACGGGTAGATACTGATCGGTATAACACAGGTCTTGCCACCTGTCTTAATTATATCCCGATGATCCAGGGGGGACTTCTCCGGAGACCCGGCAGTTATTGGGTGTCGGAGGTAAAGGACTCATCTAAAAGCACTCGATTGGTCCGTTTTGAGTTCTCTACCACACAAGCCTATATCCTGGAGTTTGGAGACCAGTACATAAGGTTCTATCGGAATAATGGTGTTATCCGGGAAGCCGCTACTAATATCGCCGATATTACCCAAGCAGACCCTGCGGTAGTCACTACTGTTGCCCACGGATACAGTGATGGCGATGTAGTGTATTTGTCCAACATAGTAAGTATGACCGAGCTGAATGGTAAGAACTTCACGGTTGCCAATAAGAACGATGATGACTACGAACTCTCCGGGGTAGATAGTTCAGCGTATGACGAATACGGGGCAAGCGTTTATCTGACTGATGAGTCTGGAAACCAGATAACTGATGAGTCCAGTAACGATTTAATTTCGGACCAGGCTACCGGTGCGGGTATCGCCGAGAAGATTTATGAAATATCCACCACTTACCTGGAAGCGGACTTGTTCGATCTCCGGTTCACCCAGTCTGTGGATATCCTGTATATCACGCATGAGGACTACGAGCCTGCGAAACTCTCACGAACGGGGCATACGGCATGGACATTAACCGATTTGACCAATCTGGATGGCCCGTATTTATCAACGAATGCAACTGCCACCACTATCACCCCGAGTGCGGCAACCGGTTCTGTGACACTGACGGCATCTGCAATCACTGGAATCAACAGCGACACCGGGTTCCAGACTACCGATATAGGCCGGGTGATCCGGCTCAAAGAGGGGGCTATCTGGGGATGGGCGACTATTACCGCGAGGGCATCGACAACTTCGGTTACGGCTACCGTCAGCTCGACCCTCACCAACACGGACGCGAAGGTAACATGGAGACTCGGGCTGTGGTCAGATACCACGGGTTTCCCCTCTTGTGTGACATTCTATGAAGACCGGTTGGTGTTCGCCGGGGTTACCCAGTATCCCCAGCGCCTCGACGGGAGTCGCACCGGGGACTACGAAAACTTCGCTCCTACGGATATGGATGGGACGGTAACCGATTCCCATGCCATCGGGTTCACCCTTAATTCCGATGCGGTGAATGCCATTCACTGGTTGCTCTCGGATGAGAAGGGCCTGTTAGCGGGGACTTCAGGCGGAGAGTGGATCATTCGAGCTTCCACCCTGGGAGAAGGTCTGTCCCCCACCAATGTCAGTGCCAAGAACTTCACACGGTATGGGTCGGCGGCTATCCAGGCGGTCATTGCCAATAAGTCCGTGATTTTCGCCCAACGGTCGAAGGAGAAGATTCGTGAACTGAGATACTTCTTCGAGCAGGATGGCTTCGAGGCCCCGGACCTTACAATCCTGGCCGAACACATAGCCCGGGGGGGCCTGATAGAGTTCGCCCGGCAGGTCGAACCTCAGTCCCTCGTATGGGCCGCACGGGATGACGGTACCCTGGTGGGCATGACCTATGAACGGGATGCAGAGGTGGTCCGGGTAGGTTGGCACCGGCATGTTCTGGGCGGGGCGGGGGACTCGGATGGAAATCCTCCTGATGTGGAGAGTGTAGCCACTATTCCATCTTCGGACGGCAAGCGGGACGAACTGTGGATGGTGGTCAAACGGTTTATCGATGGGGCTGCTGTTCGGTATATCGAATACCTGACTCCCCATTTCATTGATACCACTGAGCAGGAAGACGCCTTTTTCGTGGATAGCGGGTTGACCTATGACAGTAACCCCACTACCTCTTTTTCAGGACTGGATCATCTGGAGGGAGAGACCCTATCTGTCCTGGCCGATGGTGCGGTTCGCCCGGATGCCACGGTATCAGATGGAGCGATCACCTTGGATACGGAAGCCAGTGTCGTTCATGTTGGCTATGGGTATAACAGTGACGGGCAGATATTGCGGCTGGAAGCAGGGTCCGCTGATGGCACGGCACTCGGGAAGATTCGGAGAATCCACAAGGTCGGGATGCTGGTTCACCGGACTCTCGGTCTCAAGTTTGGCATGAGTTTCGATGAACTGGATACGGTGATATTCCGGTCCACAACGGATGAAAGCGGAGAACCCCCAGACCTGTATACCGGTATCATCTCGGAGACCGTAGAGGCTGATTACGATTATGAGAATCAATTTTGTTGGAGACAGGACCAGCCACTTCCCGGAACTATCCTTGCGATAGCCCCAAGGATGGTGACCAATGACGATTGAGATCGTGAAATTCGTATCCCAGCATTGGTATGACATCGAGAGTCAGGACGCCACGGCGCATTTGAAACTCCTTATGAAACCTAAGCATGTTGATTCTTTTGCTAACGGGACTTTTGGGTATACGGTAATTTCGGATGGTCGTATTGTCGGGTGTGGAGGTATTTTTAACTTCGATGATGGTAGAGCCGAGGTGTGGGCTATTTTGGCTAAAACTTGTCGTAAGGAGTTTCTGGCCATGCACAACACTGTAAAACGATTTCTTGAGGTTTGCCCTTATGAGCGGGTAGAGGCGGTAGTGGACTGTAACTTCCCCGCAGCGCATCGTTGGGTTAAATTGCTTGGTTTTCAAGTGGAGATCCCTCGAATGGAGAATTA